CTAAAAAGTTTTCCAAATGTAATTAAATCATTGTAAGCTAAATGAAGAGCTTCTTCATTCTTACTTACATTACCGTTAAGATTTAAATTAGCCATTAAGGTTGATAAGGATTATTTCTTGCTGCTGCTAATAAAAATGCAGCTAAATTTTTGTCCATCCCTTTGTATTCTGGCCTTTCATTCATTGATTTGATAGCTCTAGCACGAAGACCAGCATCCAAACTACCAAATTGCTCGTCATCAAGAAACCTATCACCAAGAACAGAAATCATCTTTATTGTACTATCTGGGTTTAAAACTCTAAATAATCTTTCTAAGTCTCTACCCATAGATATAGTTGCAACTTCTGCTATTTTAGCTTTAGGGTCTGCATTTTCTATTAATTTATCTATTTCTGAATGTGCGCCTTTTAGTTCGCTAGGAGATACACCGTATGCACCATAGTTATATATAGCTTCTAAAAGATTACGTTCACGATAAGGTTGAGATTTAAACTCTTCGTAATTATATCCTGCTTGTTTTTGTTTCATATTAAAAATCTTTCATAAGTTCAAAATGAGGGAAATCATCAAAATTGTTATCATCTACCTCAAAGTTTTTATTCCAATCGCCTCCCCAGCGAATATTTATTTCCATAGACTGAGCAACGCCCAAGACAAATCCAGCAAATAAGTGGAAACGCTCCCTATCATTCCAATCAATAGGGTAAGGGACCACATCGACAGCCCTGCTAGGATTAGAATTATGACGACCATTTGGGTATCTGACCTTAGTCTTCCCTTCTTCATATAACTTGTTCTGCCTTTCTTTACTTCTGTGTCCTTCAATAACTGAACAATCAACGTGTTTGATAACTTCGTTAAATAAATCTTGTAAATCTTCATCGCATGTTGCCAGGTTCTTTCTTGACCTGCTCCCAAATTTTGGCATTATTTCTCCTTACCACATTCACATATAAAGTTTTTAGACATCTTCAGCATAGTCTCTAATAATTCAACTCTACTTTCAAGCTCTCTTGTTTTTTTATCTAATTCATTGTCATCAAAAACGTAAGACATTATTTTATCTAATCTAAAATGTTTTGTCAATTTGCTAGCAACAGCATTTATAACCATTTTAGTTAAAACCAATTACTTGCCAACCTTTTTCATAGCCATTTTATGAGATTGGCTAAAAGTTGCTCCTTTTTTCATAGCATCAACCATAGACTTTAAATGATTACCTGTATGATGGACAGAATGTCTTTCCATAGCATTTTTTTGTTTTAAATTTAATCCTGATACATCAACGCCTTTTATTTTCATTCTAGCTCCATTAACATTTCTTCTAGTCTATCAAACCTGTTGTCTAGTTGCGTTTCTATTTTTGCAACACTTACTTTTAAATTAACAATGCTATCTACATTGTTTTGTACCTTTTTAACAACATGTTGTTGTTCCTGCTCTAAATTACTTATTTTATTAAAATTTGTTCCATAAGATACTGCTGCACCAATTATAACTACGCCCATAGTAATTAAAGAACCTATATCAATTTTTTTAACTATCACTACATACCTCTCATTTTACTTCTAACTGCTTTACCATACTTAGCTTTTACTTTACCAGAACGAGTTGCTTTACGTTTTTTCCTATTTTCACTAGCTTTTTGCGAAGCAGTCAAACCTTGTCTAACAGATTTAGGTAAATACCTACCTCTGTCTTTTTTAGGTTTACGCCTATCAGAGGCATTAATATAGTCCCACTCTTGGTCTGTCCAATTTTTTAAAGACTTTTGTGATTTCTTTAAAGCCATTATGCTTTCATATTTTTCATACGCTTACGAGCGTCATTAGCTTTTAAAGCCTTAAAATCATCACCAGTAATTTTATTTCTTGGTTCTGCAGCTTGTGCAATCTTCATTTGTTTTTTAGAATATCCTGGCATTACTTATATCCTCCGCCCTTTTTCTTGTATTCACGTGCAAGCATTTGTGCTTTACGCGCACTCCATACACCACGTGGACCGCCTTTACTACCTGCTTTTATTTTATTAAACAAGTTTTTACGCATTGTAGGCTTAGTGTAGTTACCTGCTTTATTTACTGTACTCTTTTTACCTCTAGCCATGTAAACTCCTTACCATTTTTCTTTGTTAGCCCAATATGCTGCAGACATTTTGCCCTTAGCAATGTTTTTAGCGTGTCTAGCTTTAAAAGACTTTCTTCTATTCTTTTGTTTTTGAGACTCGCCTTTCTTAGGTTTACCAGCGGTTCTTACACCTTGCTGACCAAATCTTATAGTTTTAACCTTGTTACCTTCTTTAGCAACAACAATGTGAGATTTTTTAGGATGATTAGGGGTACGTTTAGGTTTGTTATAACCACTGACTCCAGCTCGTCTTAGTCTTGCATCTCTAGTTTTCATGCTTGTCCACCTTCTGTTTCGCTGCCATAAATATACAAAATATTATCTTCCAAATCAAACTCTGATTTACAAGCTGGACATTTCCAAGACTCTATCTCACCATTTTCTTCAATAACGCCTATTCTTTTGCTAGCGTTTTCATCATAATATAAATTTTTTTCACATACAGGGCAAGGGTCTATCTTGTTGGATATTTCACTCTTTTTCTTTATGTGCAAGTACTTTGGTTTCGCCACCTTTAATAGCCTCCAGTTGTTCAGGACTAAAGCCAGCCCATACAGTTAACTCTTCACGTTTCTTTTCAGTTTCAAATAAACCAGACATCTTAGCTAAAGCGTCTAGACTTCTAAGTCTGTCTTGGTCTCTTTCAGAAACATCTGCTATATCTTTATACTTTTGTATAATATACTCTGGCGTTACACCTTCTTCTTTTAAGATTAAGGATATTTCTTCTTTTACCATTTGCATTACCTTTTTTTGTTGTAATAATTTGTTAGCCGCATTGCGAATATACTGCGTATCGTTTGCTTTTGGGTAGACACGTCTGTATGCTTCTTCCATATCTATGCCTGCCGCTACATATTTAGCAAATAATAGCTTTTTAGATGACAATTTAGTAGAACGTATTTTATTTATTGACTCATAATTGCCAGAAAACGTGTAAATGTTCTCTGCAATACCATTTTCGCCTAATATTTTAGCATTTTTCTGCTTACACACAAAACTACCGCATATAGTGCGCACACATTTGCGTTTTTCTTTAGAGTTTGGCACTGTTATGTAGTATACTTTAAGTATTTGCACTACATAATGGTCATCTGTGTAAACCCAGTCGCCCTCATTGGCTTCACGCCAGTTATTTTTAGGAGTTAATGCGCCTTGAAAGGCCTTGAACTCATCATAACTATCATAAAGTCTGTGTTCTACGCCTTTTATGTTTTTTAATTCCATAAAATAATATACATCGTATTAATAATGATTGCATAGAATAATTATTATTTTGTAATATTGCGATGCTATATGGGTTGGTTAAACACTTCTAGCGTATAGCGCACAACAATTGACTACTAGAAGGGGATTAGTTACACAGTCAGAAGCAAGTCGAAGGTAATTGAGCTAGTAACAGAAAAGATTACCCTACCATAAGAAACAGGCTCCGAAACAGCTATATGGGAATTGAGACTAATCTCTTTGTTTATAATAAGGGGATTAGATAGTCTCTACCCAAAACTCACCAAAACAGCTATAATAATTAGTAAAGGAAAAGTAATAGCATATAAAAATAGTAAACTTTTAAAAATAGTATTAGAATGTGTGTGAGTGTTTCTTTACATAGGTACACGGGGCGTTGTGCCTGCCCTACCCTCTTCACTAGGTTGAAAATTCTGTAAATTTTACAGCACATTATAATCTAATGTAATTTTTTTAATGTTATATATATAAAAGACAAGCCCCAACCATACAGTCGGGGCTTTTTTTGTGGGGTTTATTGCGGGCTTAGTATAGTGCGAACTATGGAAGTCTATATAATATTTCACCAGTGTATTTATCTACAATAATATTATCCTTGAACTCGCTCACCTGCTTAGGTGTCTGAACGTACCATATCCACCCCTTTTGATATACTAAGTAATTTAACTTGTATACATCTGAGGCTTGATTCATTCTGCGCTTGGTTGTAGGTGTGTCCCAACCACCACTATTTAATATTACGTATCTATCATTAACTACTTGTACAACTGCTGTATTATGAAACGTAACAATCAATCTAGACTGTTCTTTGTTTATAGGTAGGTTTGTTATTGTTGTTCTATGTGTTCCTATCATTTTATATACTCCTTTTTGTTATGCTCTTTATTTATAAGTTATCTATTTAATATTCAATTGACTCTTCACCTAAATTATCAAATAGACATGCTTTTGCGCACTCTTCACTATTACAGATATACATATCACTTATGCCTGTAATTCTACTTACTGCGGGCTCTTCGCAATAATGACACAATATTAGCCCTGTTTCATCTTCATACATACTATTTACCTCCTTTTATAGATTCTTTCAGCATATCAAGTCTTTTTAATACGTCTTCATATGCGTCAATATTGCCTTTTGTGCATTCTATATGTAAATCAATATGATATGCTTCTACATATACATACTCATCATCTTGATATACTAATACATCATCATCTACTTTTTCGCGTCTTTTATATTTACTTTTCAATAAATGTTTTAACGCGCTTATATCGTCTTCAATACGATTTATAACCGCCTGTAATTTTCTCTTATCCATTTTTAACCCTTTCATGATATTTAATTAAGTCTCTCCATTTTTTTAACTCTTTTTCAATATCATCTTGAAGACATTCAATTCGATATTTGGTTTGCGGTAAATCCTCTTTTAATTCATCTATTTTTTTTTGTAACTCTACCACCTTTGTCGGTATCATATTTAACTCCATTTTATTTTTTGTTTTAGTTCGCAATAATAATATAATACATTTATATATATTTACATAAATATATTTATATTGTTTATTAAGTATATATCAACTATATTTATACTGTTCTTCGGGACATGATAAACACAAAACAAAGAAAAAAAATAAAGGAAAATATCATGGAAAATAAAATAGTTAGAGAGTGCGTTCAAGGTCTAATTGATGATAGTAAAATGGTAGATAGATTATGCGAAAGTCTAGATACTGAAAGAATCAATCTAGAAAAAGTTATTACTGATTTAGACAGTAAGCCATGCAATATAGATATTACTTGGTTTAATGAAAAAATGATAGAGATAGGCACAACATTAAGAAGTGCAACAGACGCTATACAAAGCGCAAGAAGTAACGCTGATGAGGCTAAATACGAAGCAAGTTATGCTGATGATAATTGCATGGAGGGTGAGCAATATATTGGTGATGCTAGAGACATATTTAAAGAATTGCAGTCAGCCCTAGAAAAAGCAAGCAGTATTGAGGACGCAACCCAAAACGAAGAAACAACAACAACTAACTAAATAGAGAGGACTAAAAGCCCGTACATTAATTTGTGCGGGTTTTTTTTGTATCAATATGATAAAAGGAAAGGAAAGTAATATGACATTCAATATAGATAAATTCACAAAAGTCTTTATAAGATTAGGTCAATTGCAAAGACAAGGAATTAGAACAAAAAAAAGAAATGAAATTTTAGAAAAAGAATTTAACGGTAAAGGAAAGTAATATGATATTAGGAAATTTTGATAAATGGAAAATAGTAGAAGACAAAAGAACTTTAAGAGCAATGGAAAAAAGAG